GACATTCACAAAAATTGGTGGAAATACAGGGTTAAATCTTGGAGCGAATTTTGGCGATGCGTGTAATATCGTTTTAACGAATGTAACGAGAGGCAGTAATATCACAGTTCGAGTTCAAGGTACTGGTGGAATCACTCCAATCGGTGGACAAACGTACTATGTAAGTATTGATTACACCAATAGTCCACCTTCAACACCATCTCGATTAGGAGTAATTCAATTGGGTAATGTGTTAACGGGTGGTGGTAGTCAAACATCATTCGATATGATGGATCCCGGAACGCCAATCATCGCAACTGGTGTATGGGGTACGAGTGATGGAGCAAATACATTTTACTTAAAGCTGCCTGTGTGGGGTGGTGGTACAACGTATAGCGGAAACATTTATGTAACAGTTGGTTTTGGTAATTGCCCATAATAAATAATAGATGGAAACAGCATTAATAGTTTACACGCAAGGAACGGAAACTCCTTATGTGATGGATTTGTATTTGAATGAAACGATTTCATTGCAATACTCATTCACTGACATTAAAGATTTAAAAGCGAAAGCTACTTATTCAAGGACATTCCGCATTCCTGCGACTGATAACAATTCGAAGATATTTGGATTCATCGAAAACAACACGTTTCAATTTAGTTCGTTCAATCCAAAGCGAAAGTTGAATGCGATTATTACGGTTGATACTTTGCCTGTAATGGAAGGTAATATCCAATGGAAAGCGAGTTATACGCAACAAGGAAAAATCAGTGAATATGAGATTGTGTTTTTTGGTAATGTGATTGATTTTTTCAAGAACATTGTTGATGCAGATTTTAAAAATTACATCGCTGTTGAATTGAATAACGATTACAATTTCATTGTCAATTATCTTGGTGCATTAGATATTCTAAACGGAACGATTGGAGGGGGTAATGTAGATTTAGCGTTAACAGATAGAGGTGATAGTTGGGTTGGTAATGTTTCAGTTACCGAAGGAACTTCCATTTATACAACCACAAAGGCCAACATTATTAAAGCTGGGAATTTAACTCCAATGGTGAAGGCCAAATATATCTTTGAAAAGATAATGTCATTGAGTGGTTTTGAATTGAATAGTGGAGATAGTGCAACATTAATCAATGAATTGAACGAGTTATACATACCATTCACAAGCGAACAAAATGGATTTCAGCAAATCGGAGATACACAAGCTGCGCAGTTCGTTTTGGAGAATGGTATCGATGGAATCACATTCGATGGAACGGATTTTACTTCATTGCTATTACAAAACGGTAGTACTATTTATCATTATCCAATACCTAATTTAACCGAAGTAACTGATCCGTTGAATTATGTGGTGAACAATTTATTCACTGCGCCATTTAGCGGTAGGTATAAAATCAAAACGAATATCAACATCGAGCAAAACGCGGATGGCATTGGCGGTTGTCAATTGGCTTTTTTGATTCAAGATACCAATGGCGATTATCGATTGTCACCTATTCAGTTAAGTGGAACATTGTTTATCAATTACACAAGTGGAACAACCTTTCCGCAATATCAATCAATCAATTGTGGCATTGGTGCGGATTGGGATAGTGATGTCTATTTAAACGCAGGTGAAACAGTCAGACCAATACTTTTTGACATCAATCCAAATCCAATAAATGTTACTCTCACATTGCGAGATGCAAGTTCACAAACTACTTATCCGAATGACTTACCATCCACCTTCTTTTGTGATTACGTGAGCAAACCAATTTTAGGCAATGCAGTTGATTGGGTAGCGAATGCGCCTGTTATGAAATGCACCGAGTTTATGAGTGCTATTTTCAAGATGTTTAATTTGGTTGTTATTCCAGATAAATTCAATTCTAAATTGTTGTCATTTATACCACTAAATGAATTTCTGCAAAGTGGTGATTTCAAAGATTGGAGTAATAAAATTGATATTAGCAAAGACATCATTTTAACTCCAACCACCGACTACCAAGCGCAGATAAACACATGGACATATAAGAAATCGGATGACTATTTAAACAACCTATACAACACGCAAGGGAATCGCGTGTATGGTAGATTGGAATTGATTGATGCAGAAAATGATTTTGCGGTTGAGAATCAAAAAATCGAAGTTGAATTTGGTAGCACACCATTAGCATTGATTCCAAATACCAATTATCCCATCGCTAAATTCGTTAATGATAAAAACGAGTACACGAATCCAACTCCGAGAATACTGTACCGAACAAGCGATACAATGACGATTCACATATTGGATGATGACACCAATACCATTGACACGAATTTCGTTCTTCCAATGTTTAGTCATTATCAAAATGTGACACCAACCATAAGTTCAAACGATTACAATTTTGGACAGGAAACGCCACTGCATCGCGTAACTTCAATTCCTTACAAAACACTTTACCAACGATATTGGAACGATTATATAGAAAACATTTATGCACCTGATGCTCGTATAATGGAAGCGTTTTTCGCGCTCGAATTTGCGGATGTTTACAATTTTAGATACAACGATAAAATCTTTATTAAAGATTCGTATTGGCGAATTTTAGAAATTAAAGATTACGTTGTTGGTATGCAAGAAAGCGTACAAGTTAAATTGATAAAAATTATCAGTACATCTGCACCATGTAATTTGACAATTGACAGCATTTCAAATACTTTCTATGTGATTTTCATGAATGCTGAAGGTGAACTAACCAATGGCAATCAAACATGTTGTGAATTTTATGGCTACAATTGGAATGAGGAACAAGGCAAATGTTATCCAGTTCGACAAGATGGCGGTGGAAGAAAATCAACAACGAGCGACATCAAAGAACTCGTCAAAGATGTAAATGTTGACACCACTAAATTATTGCAAATCCCAAACAATTTAGTTTTCCCAACTAATAGTCGTTCGATTGTTGGTGGAATAAATAACACGGTGAACGATGGCAACGACAATAGTTTAATCGTTGGCGAAAACAATTATGTAGCTACTGATTTAGGCGCAGTTACTGTTGTAGGTAGCAATGCAACTGCAATCAACAAAGGAATAACCATTGGAGGTAATGGCAGTTATCGTGGACAAGTTCAAAGTGGTATCGTTCATTTATACGGCATTGGCAATTTCACCAATAACACAACTTACATTGATTTGCTTATTGAAGGTGCAACAAGCTACAATATCCCAACAAATACCATTTGGGTATTGAAGGTTTTGTTGAGTGGAATGCAGAACACTGGCGCAGATGGAACGATAACAGGCGAATACAATTTGCACATCATAAACAGATCAACAACCGTTCTATTCATCAACGCAACAACCATCGATGAAACATTTAACAATTTTACGGGATATCTCGTTTGGGATGTGGTAATAAGCGGAGAAACATTTTACCCACGCGTTAAGTTAGTAGGCAGTTCCACATATCCCGAAAACAATGTCAAGTTAACAGCATTAACAACCTTCACACAATACCATTATGAATAGTCCACAAATGACGTTTAAGAATGTCCAACAATTAATTGAATTGGGACATGGTAGTAATCTTCCAAATAACAAAAACAATATGCCAAATTGGCTTACAACGCTCATTAATTTGAGCGTTATTGCTACAATGATATTGGGAACAATGTACATTTTTAATTTAATCTAATGGCAAAACAAGAAGTAGTTATTGAGGTTGACATACAAGGCACACCGAAGGTTGAATCGATGCGAACGCAGATGCGTAAGCTGCGCGAGGAATTAGCCACACTTCCCGAAGGTACTGCCGAATTTGATAAAGTTCAACGCAGACTCGGTGAACTGAAAGACCAAATGGATGATTTGGGTAGGTCGGTCAATACCGTTACAGGTGCGCCATTGGAAAGGTTGAATAATTCATTCAGCATGATTGGTAGTTCTATTCTATCACTCGATTTCGAAAACGCATTAACTGGCGTGAGGGGAATGACCAATGCGATGAAGGATTTTAAGTTTGGCGATTTATCGAAAGGAGCGAAAAGTTTTGGTAGCACAATGTTTGACTTGGGGAAGGCATTGTTTACAAATCCAATTTTTTTGATTGGTGGAGTAATCGCGGGAATCATTTTGAATTTCGAAAAATTAGTCAATGCAGGTGGATTGGTCGGTAAGGTATTCGGATTCATCAAAGAGCAAATTGATTTCGTTATTAATTCAATAACCGACTTCTTCAATTGGACAGGTTTAATTGATACGGAAGCATCTGAACGCGCAGAGGCAGCGAAGAAAAGGAATGAGGAAATGTTGGCAGATTTGCAGAAGGCAAATGATGCAGTTCAAAAGATGCGTGATGATTTGGCACGTGGTCGAATGACTGAAAGACAACGTGAATTAGCCGATATCCAAAAGTGGTATGATGATCAATTATGGTTGGCGCGTGGTAATTCCGAACTTCAATTGGAAATTGCTGAAGTGGCACGAGCAAAACGCGCGGAGATAAATGATAAGTACAATAAGCAAGAAGAAGAAAAGGCGCGATTAGCTGCGGAAAAAAGGAAGAAGGAGGAAGAAGCGCGATTAGCTGAACAAATAAAAGCTAATCAAAAAGCAGCCGCACAAATAGCATCGCAAATTCAAAAGGATTCACTTGCCCAATCTCAAACGCGATTGAATGCACGATTCGCTGAAAGTAAAAGTGTAATTAAATTATCAACCGATGAGGAACTCGCGGAAGAAATGAAACGCGAGAGAATTAGAGAGGGTGAAATGGCATTATATGAGAGCCGTTATGAATTGGCACAAGCTGCGGTAACGGGTATAATGGATTTGAATGACGCGTTAACAAGCGCAGGAATACTAAACGCGGAACAATCGTTCAAAGTTGGCAAAGCGTTACAATTAGCACAGGCAACGATTAGCGCAATTACAGGAACTCAAAACGCATTTACAACGGCAGCAGCTTCACCCATTGCAACGGCATTTCCAGGTTATCCATTTGTGATGGCAGGTATAGCAGCAGCAGCAGGAGCAGCGAATATCGCTAAAATTGCTTCAATGAAATTCAATAAGGATGGCGGTCCTCCACCTGGAGTGACTCCACCAAGCGGAGGAGGTGGTGGTGGAATGGGTGGAGGTTCAACAAATGCACCTGCGTTAGACCTTTCTTTTATCAATGGGCAAACAAATCAGCCACAACCGCTACAAACTTATGTCCTTGCGACAAACGTAAGCAGTGCGCAAGAAGCAGAGCAAAAAATAAAAGACCAATCACGAATAATAAAATAATATGAACGAAGTAAAAGTTATTGAATACACGATAGATGACAGCGGTTATCTTGGTGTGAACTGTATTTCATTAGTAGACAAACCAGCAATTGAAATTGATTTTGTTGCGTTGAAATCTGCAAAGAAAATGAACCATGCGGCAGTTGATGAAGGAGAGCGCAGGATGCTTTATGGTGCTGTAATGCTACCGGAACAATTGATTTACCGCGTCGATTCTTTAGGCGGTGAATACTATGCGAAATACAGCGCGGAAACGATCAATAAAATCGCGCAAGAATATCTTAAACGCAATATGCACCACAATAGCAATCTTCAACATGAGATACCGATTACAGGATGTACAGTTGTCGAGAGTTGGATTAAAGAAGGTGAGCATGATAAGAGCCAAAACTTTGGATTCAACTTCCCCGATGGTACTTGGTGCATTGGAATGAAAGTTGATAACGATGAGGTATGGCAATCGATTAAACAAGGTGATGTAAAAGGATTTTCATTGGAAGGATTCTTCACCGAGTTAAGCGATGAATATTTAGCCGAACAAGAGATTGAAAAGATAATGAGAGAACTGACCACCGAGTTAAATTCGTGAGGTCATTATTTACCCGACAAACAAAAAGCCCCCTACGTTTAGGGGGTTTTCTGTACAAAGGAAAACTAAACAAAACAAAACTAACTACTACAAAACAAAAGTAGGGATAATGCTACATATAGTTGAGAAAATATTTTTAACAATGAATAAAGTAAATGAAATCGTGAGCAAGTACGCGGATAGATTAAAATCTTTTGGCATTAAGCTAAGTGCCGAAGGCGAAATCGAAAGTGCTGCTCCTGTAAAAATGTCCGTTGCTATTCTTAAAGATGGAACGGAAGTAAGTTCACCCGATGAAATGATTGCCGTTGGTAGCCCACTATTCGTAAAGGATGCTGAAGGTAACGATGTTCCTGCGCCAGATGGCAGACACGAAACCGCTGAAGGTAAATACATCGTCACCGTTGGTGGTGTTGTAACTGAAATTCTTGAGCCAGAGATGGAATCCGAAGAACCAACCAAAGAAGAACAAGCTGCATTTGATGGAGTAAGCAAAGAGGAATTTGAAGCTACTATCAATGCCTTGATTGAGCAATTCGAAAGCCGCATAAATGCGTTGACTGCTGAAAAAACTGAATTGTCTGCACAAGTTGAAAAGATGAGCAAACAACCAGCAACTGAAAGCGTGAAGAAGGTAAACACATTTGCAAAATCAGAGCCAATCAACTTGGCCAAAATGGATTCGAAAAATAGAATCTTTGCGATAATAAATAAATATAAATAAAAAATAAAAAAGAAAAAAAATGGCTGATTCATTAACCATTAACAGTTCAACCTACGCAGGTGAATTGGCGTTACCGTACATCAACGCAGCTATCTTGTCTGGTGACACTTTAGCTAAAGGATACGTTACTCTTAAAGAGGGTGTGAAATTTAAAGCTGTATTGAAGAAGTTGTCAAACAATGCTTCTTTGGTTCAAGCTGCTTCTTGCGATTTCTCACAAGCTGGAGATTTGCAATTGAACGAATCAATTTTGGAAGTGAAAGATTTGAAAGTAAATCTAGAACTTTGCAAAGCTGAATTTGCACGTGATTGGGAAGCTGCTCAAACAGGTCGTGGTTTTATCAACGATGTTGTTCCTGCGAACTTCTCTGATTTCTTAATCGGTTACGCTGCTGCGAAGGTTGCTGAAAACATCGAGTTTACAATTTGGCAAGGTGACACAACTGCTGGTTCAACTTATCCTGGTTTCAATGGGTTCGAAAAAACGGTTGATGTATCTGCTACTTACTATCGTGCAGGATGGAGCGCAGGTACTGGTTCAATGACTGTTACAACTATCATCGAAAACTTGAATCAAGTAATTGATAATTTGCCTGTTGCTTTGATTGGTTCACCATCAACGAAGTTGTACATGAATCGCCAAGCTGCACAGTTCTATCGTCAAGCGGTAGCTGCTGAAGGTTACTTACAACAATTCCAAGCGTCTTCTGATTTCAACTTGCAATTCAATGGATATGACATTTATGTATGTCCAGGTATGAGCAATGGAACTGTAATCGCTACTCAAGATACCAATATGTTTGTTGGTGTTGATGCTAACTCTGATTTCGCTGAAGTAAGAGTAGTTGATATGTCTTTGACTGATGCTTCTGATAATGTCCGTATGGCAATGAGATTCCGCGTTGGAGTTCAAGTTGGTGTATTGGGTGATGTTGTTTATTGTTACAACGATTAATTAATTAACCACATATGAAAGGGGAGTGGTTGCGACTGCTCCCCATTTTATTAAATAAAAAAATAAAAATATGAGTTGTACAATCACGGCAGGATTTGGTTTACAATGCAAGGATGGCATTGGTGGAATCAAAAAAATATATTTGAATGCTCAAAGTGGATTCGCAGGTACATTGAC